GCCGCACCCAGCATTGGCGCGTCGCCGGCGAGGACGCCAACGCCGCCGCCCGCGGCAACCTACAGCCGCTCCGCGCCATCGCGCGCGATCTCGTGCGCAATAATCCGCATGCGCGTCGTGCCGTCGACGCGTTCGCAACGAACATCGTCGGCGCCGGAATCATGCCCCAGGTCAAGGGGCTGCCGCGCAAGCGCCGCAAGACCATCGAGGCCCTTCTCAAAAAACACTTTGGCAAGACGTCGATCGACGCAGACGGCCTCAACACGCTGGCCGGCCTGCAGGCGCTCGTCGTGCGCACGGTGATGACATCGGGCGAGTGCCTGGTGCGCCGTCGCTGGCGCCGTCCGGAGGACCGTCTGCCGCTGCCGTTCCAGCTGCAGGTGCTCGAGCCCGATTTCATCGACCACACCGTCGACGGCCCGCAGTCCAATGGCAACGTCGCAATCCAGGGCGTCGAGTTCGACCTGCGCGGCCGCCGCGTCGCCTACTGGCTGTTCTCCGAGCATCCCGGCTCGACCCTGACGTTCAAACTGCCCGAATCCAAGCGCATCCCCGCCGACGACATCGCGCACGTGTTCCTGGCCGACCGGCCGGGGCAGGTGCGCGGCGTGACCTGGTTCGCGCCGGTCATTCTCAAAATGCGCGATTTCGCCGATTTCAGCGACGCGCAGGTGGTGCGTCAGAAAATCGCCGCGTGTTTCGCCGCGTTCGTGACCGGCGACGCCGACGCCGAGACCGAGATCGACGGCGAGGAATCGGCGACCGGGCGCCCGCTCGAGGCGTTCGAGCCGGGCATGATCGAATACCTGCGCCCGGGCGAGAACGTGGAATTCGCCGAGCCGCCACAGGTAACCGATTACGAAGGTTTCCAGCTGGCCACCCTGCATGAGATCGCGGCCGGGCTGAACATCCCCTACACGGTGCTGACCGGCGACCTGCGCCAGGTCAATTTCTCGTCCGGCCGCATGGGCTGGATCGAATTCAATCGCGTGGTCGAGCAGCGGCGCGAGCTGATGCTGGTGCCGATGCTGCTCGATCGCCTCGAGCGCTGGACGGCCGACGCGCTGCTGGTCGCCAAGGGCGTGCGCGAGGACCTCAACATCGAGTGGATCGCGCCGCGCCGCGAGATGATCGACCCGGGCAAGGAAGTGGCGGCGGCGCAGGCCGCCGTGCGCGCCGGTTTCACCTCGCGATCGTACGAGCAGCGCCAGTTCGGCTGGGACCCCGAGGACCTCGAGGACGAGATCGCCGGCGACAACGAGCGCGCCGACGAGTTGGGCCTGATTTTCGACAGCGACCCGCGCAAAACGGCGGCGCAGGGCTCGATGCAGGCCGCCAACGACGACGACGGCGAGGACGTCAAGCCGCCGAAACGCAACGCCAAACGCAGCACCCGCGAGCGCCGCGAGGAGGCCCACGCATGGCACTGAGGAATTCCAATGCGTCCGGCGGCGGGCTCCCCGCAGGGGAGTCGCCGGGCGCCACGAAAAGCGAGCCAACGCTCGACGCCAAGCGCTCGCAAGACAAGCTGATCGTCGACGGCGAGCTCGTGCTCTACGGCGACGTCGGCGCATCGTGGTGGGACCCGGAGCTCTCGTTCTCGGCGAAGGAAGTCGTCGAGGCGCTGGCGTCGCTGAAGGGCGACATCACCGTTCGCGTCAATTCTGGCGGCGGCTCGGCCTGGGACGGCGTCGCCATCCACAACGCGCTGAAAATGCACAAGGGCAGTGTCAAAATCGTGGTCGACGGCGTCGCCGCCTCGGCCGCGAGCGTGATCCTGATGGCCGGCGACGAGATCATCTGCCCGGCCAACGCGTCGATCATGATCCACAACGCCGCCACCTTCGCGTGGGGCAACAAGGACGAGATCGAGAAGGCTCGGGCGATGCTCGAGAAGCTCGACGGCCAGATGGCCGAGCTCTACGCCGACCGCACCGGCATGAAGGCCGACGATGTGGCGCGCATGATGGACGCCGAGACCTGGATGACGGGCACCGAGGCCGTCGAGAAGGGTTTCGCCGACAGCACGTCGGCCGAAGAGCCCGCCGAGGCCTCGGCCTTCGCCTACACGCTTTACCGCAACGCGCCGGCGCACCTCGCGCGCGCGTCGCTCCCCGATCCGCGTCTCGCGTCGCCTGCCGCCGTGGCTGCCGCCCCGGCACCCGCAACCCTTGAGGAGACCCTCATGCCCACCAAGACCACGGCGGCCGACCCTGCGCAGCCGATTGCCCCCGCTGCCGCTGTCGACGCCGCCGCCGTTGCCGCCGATGCCATCAAGGCCGAGCGCAAGCGCGCGTCCGACATCCGCGCCGCTGTGAAAGGCGTGCGCCTCTCCGACGATTTCGCGCAGGAGATGATCGACGCCGGCGTCACCATCGAGGAGGCCCGTGCACAGATCCTCGAAAAACTCACGGCGGCCGACACGCACGAGACGCGCAATGCCAATCGCGTCGAGGTGACCGCCGACGCCCGCGACAAGAGCCGCACCGGCATCGAGCGCGCGCTGATGGCCCGCGCCGGCATGAAGGACGGCGAGCGAAACGAATTTTCCGGCCTAACCTTGCGCGAGGTCGCCCGCGTCTGCCTCGACGCGCAGGGCGTGCGTTCGGCCGGCGCCGATCCGATGCGCCTGGTGGCGATGGCCTTCAACCCGCGCATGGCGGGCGGCATGCACTCGACCAGCGATTTCGCGCACATCCTTGAGAACATCGCCAACAAGTCGATGCTCAGAGGGTACGGCGAAGCCGAGGAGACCTATCACCTCTGGACGGCCAAGGGCTCGCTCTCGGACTTCAAGCCGACCAAGCGCGTCGACCTCGGGCTCTTCCCGAACCTGGCGCAGATCCAGGAAGGCGCCGAGTACACCTACGCCACCATCGGCGACCGCGGGGAATCGATCGTGCTCGCCACCTATGGCCGCATGTTCTCGATCACGCGGCAGGCGATCATCAACGACGATATGGATCAATTCACCAAGGTGCCGGGCCGCATGGGCCGCGCCGCGCGCCGCACGATCGGCGACATGGTCTATGCGATCCTGACCTCGAACCCGACCATGTCGGACACCGTCGCGCTGTTTCACGCCAGCCACAACAACCTGCTGACCGGCGCCGCGCCGACGATGGCCTCGATCGACGCTGCCCGTGCGGCGATGGCCAAGCAGAAGGACGCCGACGGCATCGCGACGGCACTGAACTTGCGGCCTAAGTATTGGCTCGGGCCCGTGGAGCTCGAGGGGACCATGAAGGCGCTGATGGCCAGCGAGTTCGATCCCTCGAAGACGCAGCGCGCGCCGAACATCGTCAAAGGCACGATGGAGGTCATTTCTGATGCGCGCCTGTCGGCTAACTCGGCGCAGGCCTGGTACACGGCCGCCGATCCGAACCAGACCGACACCGTCGAGGTGGCCTATCTCAACGGCGTCGAGACCCCCTACCTCGAGACCAAGGACGGCTGGTCCGTCGACGGCGTCGAGATGAAGGTGCGCATCGACACCGGCGTCAAGGCGATCGACTGGCGCGGGCTGCAGAAGAACCCGGGCGCTTGATGAGTGGGCGCGGGCGACTCCGCTAGCGCGGAGCCGGGCGCCCGCGCCGTCACCGTGGATTGAGATTGGAGAGATCCAAATGAAAAACTACGTGCAGGACGGGAAAGTCATCACCGTGACGGCGCCGGCGGGTGGCGTGTCATCGGGCGATGGCGTGCTGATTGGCGCGGGCCTCTTCGGCGTCGCGCAGAAGGACGCGGCCGCCGGCGATCCGGTCGCCATCGTCACGCGTGGCGTGTTCGAGCTGCCGAAGACGTCGGCGCAGGCCTGGACCGTCGGCGCGCTCATCTACTGGGACGCGGATCCCGGCGAGTGCACGACCACGTCGACCGACAACACCATCATTGGTGTGGCGGTCGCCGCGGCGGCGAACCCGTCGGCGGTGGGAACAGTCCTCCTCCAGTAATTGCGCTAGTTGTTCGTGGCGCCGGGCGACTCCCCTGCGGGGAGCCGGCCGCCCGGCGCGGTAGCTGAGCCATATCGAGACAGGCTTCGTTCCATGGGCCTCAACTTCTCCAAGCTCGTCATGGCGCCATGCGTTGCCGTGTTTGGTGAGGCGGTGACGTGCGAGCCGCTGGTGTCATCTCCTGGTGCGCCGGCGTTCGCCGCGCGCGGCATTTTCGATGCGCTGCACGAGGTGGTCGAGATGGCGTTTCAGGACGCGCGCGACAACTACGACGGCACGCCCATCACCAGCCAGGCGCCTGTGCTCGGCATTCGCCTCGCCGACTGGCCGCTCATCCCGAAGAAGGGCGATCGCATCACCATCCAGGCAACCGTCTATCGCGTATGGGACGTGCAACGCGACGGCCAGGGCAAGGCCGACCTCGTGCTGCGAAAGGCCGCCTGACATGCAGATTCACACGGACCTTGTCGACGCGACGGTCGCACGGCTGACCGCGGCGGGCGTCTGCGCCGGCAATGTCGACAAGGATCGCGCCGAGCCGGCCAGCGTGGACGAGCTGCCCATCGCCATCGTGCACGTGATGACCGACAAGGCCAAGGCCGACGGCGATGCGCGCACCGGCGTGCCCGATTTCGTGCACGAGCTCGCGCTCTGCGTCGACATCTTCGCCAAGGGCCAATCGGGCGCGGGCGTGAAATCGTACCTCTATGCCGCCGGCGAGGCGGTGATGCAGGCGCTTCTCGCCGATCAGGGATGGGTGGGGATCGGCGAAGGCATCAACACCGTCGAGCAGGCTTACCTGCTGTCGAAAGAGGGCGAGTTCACGTTTTCCGGCCTGCGCATCGAATTCGCGATCCTGCACCGCACGACCTGGCCGCCGTCGGCTGCGAACCTGCCGGATTTCGACGGGCTGACGATCGCGATCGAGACTGGCGATGGCGCCGTGATCGGCGCCGAAGTGGAACTCCCCGGCGAGTAAACCCACGCGCCCGGCGGCCGGCTCGCGGAACGCGAGTCG